TTATCACCCGACATATGGAGGTAGAAAACATATACCTTTTGCCAAAGAAACATATACCTTTTGCCAAAGAAAGGTATAGGTTTCCTGAAAAAAGAAATATAGGTTGAACAAACAAGAAACGATACGACAATGAGTAAAGTAAAGTACAGAGTTCGCGAGTACACCCCGACGAGTGCCCAGCAGGGCGGTGGTACGACTGGCGGAGAGCTGGAGGGATGACCGAAGGGATGTAAGATGGAAGATGTAAGAGGGCTGATGTATGTCGGCTCTCTTTCTTTTTTGCAAATTTATCAAGAATTAGCAAGAATTATAAAGAATAAGGAACTATGACAGAGAAACAGAGAAAAGCAATCGAATTGCTGAATCATTGCAATTCGTGGCTCTACTTATCGGAAGAGCAGGCAATCAATGACGAGGAATATATGTTGCTAATGGATTTTGTTGTGGATGGTACAAACCGCGACGAGAAAAAGTTACAGCATGTCTATGTATTCCATGATGACGAGGACGGCGACATTATCACCGACCTTTGGACTTGCAGCGTTCCAGACGTTGGCGAGTACATGATTATATGGGACAAGGGCGCACATCATCATTATGAGGTGACAAAGCGTATATATGGTGCAAACGCTGAGGAAAAGGTAGGCGTTTGGAATCTTTATGTATCACCAAAGAAGAAAGGCAAGAAATGAAAGCAGACGAACTAATGGTAGGCGACATCGTACTACGCAAGGGGAAGCCCGTTGAGATAGTCAGCACAAGCGGCATCGAGTATTCATTCGGGCAGCAGGACATCACCATCTATCAGGGCAAGGGCAACGGACTTGAATCGCACACCATGCGAGGCATTGCACCCATGAGGATAACGGAAAAGCTGCTGATGGCTCTCGGATTCGCTTCGAGCGTATCGCCTAATGAATGGGTATATGAGGACAGCGAGAAACGTATCGACATCTGCGTTGACCACACGGAACTTGACCACTGGTGGGTGTGTGTGCGTCACGGACACAGCAAGCAGACTGACAATTTCCAATACTTTGAGGGTTTTGCCGACTACTTGCACCTGTTCCAGCATATACTCCGATGCTGCTGCATAGACATCGGCATCTGCTACGACAAGGTGAAAGACCTCTAACATCTTACATCAACAATATGACCGATTTCGACGAACTTAAACAAACCAAGGCGCAGTGCCTGCGGGACATCACCGAGGCACTGCCAGACTACGTGAACAGGCTCAACAGCATCGACACGCGACTGATGCCGTATATTGAGGATGCCATTTCCAACAATGCCAGCCACGCGAACCTCTATGAGCTGCTGGGCATCCGCAAGGAAATGCGACTGATGGACTCCTACGACCTCGACCCCGAACGGGTGAAGCGGTCGCTCAGGGCCATCGAGGGACAGTGGGCGAACGGGCGACACGTCAAGGGCGGACTGCGGTTCTCCACACCCCGAGGCTCGCAGCACGTGCGGCTGATGCCCTTCCAGGTGTGGTTGATATTCGAGATATACGCCTTCAAGGTGGACGTATGTATGGAGCGATGGGCGATTAAAATCGACGGAGAATACAACGACCTGCTGCCGACAGAATGGATTGGCAAGGATGGCATGGTGTGGGACACGCGACGGCTGACGCAGGAGGCGCACTGGTTCCTGACGCGAAAGAGCGGCAAGACGGAGCTGGGCGGCGCGGTGGACTTCACCGAGGTGGGATTCCTGGGCGACGTGAACGGGCAGGCACTCATCTGCACCAACTCCAGCGAACAGAGCCAAATTGCCTACAAAGCCATCCGCGAGTTTGCCATGCAAGTCGATCCGACGTGCTCGAACCGCATGGGCGGCAAGTACTTCCGCATGACCCGCAACGGACTGAACTGGCAGCCAGGTCACCCGATGAAGGGCGAAATCAAGTGCATGGCGGCGGGCAAGACCTCGAAGGACGGACTCTATGCCTCGGTGGTACATGCCGACGAGCACGGACAGGCGGGCTACGTCAACGCCCACTCCGACATGCAAGCGGCAGTCGATACGTGTTGGGGCTCAACCGGTCCGCGACGTGAAAAGCTGCTGCTCCACACCACCACGGCAGGCCGCATCAAGGAAGGCCCCTACAAAACGAAGATTGAGCAGGTGGAAGCATCGCTGCTGAACGAGATGCAATACCCCCTCGGACAGCGCATCCGCACCTCCGACGACTACTGGTGCGCCTTCCTGCTCCAGCTCGACAAGTGGGAGCTGACCGACGACCTGACGAAGCTCGACGACCCCGAACTCTTCAAGAAATGCAACCGCTCCATCGGCACCACCGTCCAGCCCACCTACTACCGCGAGCGACTGCACGAAGCCGCCACCGGCACCGAGGACACCAAGCAGGAGGTGCTGACGAAGGACTTTAATATGTGGCAGCAGGGAAGGATTACGACGTGGATGAAGGGCGACCGCATAAGGCCGCTACAGATAGCGCGGCGCATTACCGATTGCAAGATGGTGGAGGGCTGGCAGAAGGTGTACTGCGGACTCGACTTCTCGCACGGCGACGACCTCTTTGCCATGACTTTTCTGGCGGTGAACTACAAGGCGCAGACTTCGAGCGACATCTTCTTTGCCGACACCATCGCGTGGGTGCTGGAAGACGTGATGAAAGATAGCCCCAACCTGCCGCTGTACGAGCAGTGGGTGGAGCAAGGCTGGCTGCGCGTCGCCCCCGGTGAGGTGTTCGATAGTATGCACGCCATCAACGAACTCGCGGCCATCGTCGAGCAGGGCATCAACATCGTGTCCTTCGGCTACGACCCCGCACAGAGCATCCAGCCGATTAACCAGTTAAAAGCGTGGCTTCAGACGCTCTTCCAGAAACGTCAGGACGTGTCGGCGGCAGAAATCGCCAAGATGATTCAGAAGATGGTGGTGCCAGTGCCTCAGACCATGATGGTGCAGAACCCGCGCATATTGGAAATCGAGGAAATGATCAAGCGCAATGACCCGTTCATCTCATTCAGCGAGAGTCCCCTGTGGCCCTGGTGCTTCGGCAACTGCGCCGTCGAGGTGAACGACTCCACCAACCTGCGCCGCATCACCAAGGGCGGCCCCGCACCCAGCCACAAAATCGACCCGATACATGCCCTCATGGATGCCGTCTATCTGTTTGACTTGGATGAAGGCAGGGTGGAGCAGTAAGCGGTAATTTGGGGAAATTACGGGGGAATTTCCCCAAAAACTTGAAAGTTTTGCAAGAATTAGCAAGAATTTGAAAGAATTAGGAACTATGAGATTAACGCTGAACTATTGCACGATAGCAGACGTGCAACAGGTCGCACCCAAGAAAGGCGACAACCAAAAGAAAGACCGAATCGTTCTGCTGAACATTGACGAGGAGGACTTCTTCGAGATGCTTGACAGCGTGAACCCGAAGAACATCGTGAAGTATCTCGACATGCGAAAGATTCCACACCGCGAGCCGTTGCAAATCAACGTGACGGAGAACAAGGTGCGGCTCTCTGGACGTGCCACACCCGAAGCCGACAAGGTTAGGCGCGGCTTATACAATGCGAACCAGCGAAACCGAAAGAAACTGAACCGAGCACTTGAAATGCTCGACAATATGAAAGGCGAAAGGCTATGAAAGTACCACCTATCAAGAAAGACGAATCGTTGGCCATGTGGCGTGAACGACTTGCCAGGGAGTTCAACCTATCCGAGCAAGTGAAAGAAATATTGCGTGAAGTGAGTGTGACATCATACATTCACGGCACTAACGATATGATGGATGCAATAAATTCAAAGAAACAATAAGGAACTATGACAAAAGAAGAACTGATTGAAGAAATGGTGACCGCAGTCATGGAGGACTTCGACTTCGACCGCGTTCACAACGTGATGGTATTCCTCGATTGGCGGTGGAGCATCGCTAACGGTGAGCGAACCGTGCCGAGTTCGTACCGACTGATGAAGACTGCCGACCGCCTGCTGAGAGAGACGGCAGCGCACTACGGCGACAAGAAGTTTCACGCACAAGGCACTGGCGGTCTGATGGCATCGCTCGACAACGGCGTGCTTGCGCTTCAGTTCATCCTGACTGAAACAACGTCAGATCACCGCGACTTTATAAATGTAGAAGACGATGACGATTGAAGAACTTGAAAAGGTGAAGTTCCACTTCGTTGCTCACATGAGCATGGAGGATGAACACACTTCAACCTATGCCAGCGAGGACAACCGCTTGGGCATCTGCGACCACACCATCTACAAAGACGGTCGCCCGTATCGCTCGTATCGCCATTGGCGCATCGGCACGAACATCTACAAGTCGAAGAAGAAATTCCTTGACGCTCTCAAAGATTACAACCCGTAACACTATGCAAGACTTCGACGAACTTAAACAGATTAAGGCGCAGTGCCTGCGGGACATCACCGAGGCACTGCCCAACTACGTGAACCGACTCAACAGCATCGACACGCGACTGCTGCCGTATGTGGAGGACGCTATCTCGAACAATGCGAGCCACGCCAACCTCTATGAGCTGCTCGGCA